ACAGACAACAAATAATGTCTACCCCACGAATATTGACAAGAAATGTAATTCGCGCGATGTATGTAATCGTTTATATGGTGAAATTGAGAAATCACCAGATAAAATGGTTGCGCCAGATGATAAATATGTTCGTGTCGGGTTTTTCAATACGGATACTTTAACTTCCTAAGTATTCTAAGAAAAGATAGGTCATCATATACATCATTATAAACGCAATGATAAAGGATATTACACACCAACACATAAATATATTGAAATGTCTCATTATATGTATACATTCCATTGTTTCTAATACATTCCCATATTTGTCATATCAATCACACACGCATCCTGTTTAATGACCTTTATTTTACGCGTTGATTTTACAGGTGCGGGTTTTTCACCCCCTTTAATTTGCTGTATTTCGTCCCATATCTTTTGAAATTCGCCTACATTTAAATTAAACCACAAACGATTGCGTGGAACGAGAACACACGAGAATGTATCCAACCACCAATATCGGGTCTTAATATATGCCCAATCATCACTGGTTTTAATCTCTTCCGTCCATTTACGAATATTTTCCCCAATCGGACAATATTTGTATTGATAATTATCCGCCACACACACAATCGCATAACATCCCTTCCATTGTCCTTTTAGGGTCTTGTCATCGCCGTCATTCATAAATGCCTCTTCGCTTTCGTATTCTTTAAAATCGCATTCAAAGAAATCGCACTCGTCCAAATCGCAGACCTCCATTTGAAGCTGCATCTGAACCCAATATTCCTTTTTAGGGAACCCATTTAGTCCGCGACTTGTAACATTCTTGATTTCCAATAATCGCCCATATTTGGATGATGTCGGCTCAATGTTTAACCCATCAGGCGAAGCCCCGAGAAAGTTATAAGTGGAATGCCTCAAACATCCATAATCGGCGATTTTCGTATTAAAGATGTGTTCGTATAACATAACCGAAATGGGTTCATAACAGTGTCCCTTTTGAAGAGGGTTCATCGTATCTAATGATATATGACGACTATTATATCCCGCTACCTCTGATATCTTTTCATTAATAAGAGAACGACGGTTCGCCTCTGTATCCAATGCCTTCCACGCCACACTTGCGGTTATAACCATTCCGCGCTCTTCTAACCATTCCGTCGTTCCTTGAATCGCACATTCCGCATTCTTCTCGTCCATTATATATATTTTCTGCGAAATCGCGTCAATGTGTTCTCTCTTTAAACACTGATAATGCGTCATTTTGTCGGGAACTCCAATAGACCGGAAATCCACGGAATTTGTTTTCATCCACTTGACGAAAGAATATAGGAATGCGGTATGTGCCATTTTCGCATATTTCGCATACGACATATCCGTAAAAAACGCATAGTCTGGAACCATACTCTGTAAATAGGGAACAACCGTTTCCATAAACCAATCATAGATGACATCCAAATATTCCGCTTCTCTCCACATCGTCATTTTCATATCTCTCAAATATTCGTCCATTACATCGTATATGACATCATACATATCACATTCCGGTTCAACATACATCTTGGTATGTTCGGTTTCAAATATATATAAATGATTTATCGCATCAATGAGTGACATATCCGCAATGTTTTCCGTCTTGTCTGTGAGTTGTATAATACTGAATTGTTGTGTAATCAAATCCATTTCAATCTCATTTAGTTTTTGCTGAATATTCTCCAAAGAAGAAACAATGATTGCCTCCATTTGTATATTTTATAATAGAAAGTATTTAACCCCATACATTATTCTTCAATGATTTGAACCTTTTTCTTTTTGCGAGGGGTCATATTCTTAAGGGTAGTATTGGTCTTATCTGGTGCTTTTAGAGTAAATCTATGGGCGATGATTTCATCCTCGCGATATTGAAGCCCTGGAATGTCTTTAATCGCATTGAGTTCTTTATCATAGAGAACATCCTTCGTTTTACTTAGACGCTTACGGTCTAAGTTCATTTTTAAATACATTTTCAATGCGGTGATTTCATCCTTTGACAGATTATAACGTTCTTTATAAATCGTATCAATATATTGATTGAGTTTCTGAATTCGCGTAGTCTTGTCCATTTTAGACCACGTCATAATGGGGGTTTCCATCGGTTCGGGTTCTTCATCCGTCGTATTTGAACCGCCCGATGTTTTGTGAATGAGTTCTTCAATGACTTGCTTTTTAGATTTGCGTCCTCGTTGTTTTTTCAGAATGGGTTTCATATCCACAATATTCGTCTCTTTCGGTGTCATCTTCTTTTTCTTGGGAGCAATACTCATTTGTCGCATCATTTTATTGACCTGTTTCGTATCCGTTGTAATATCCAAATCTTGTTCTAGTGAATGCGGAATATTGCCGGTTAATAGAGTGCGATATTGAATATTTTTGAGTTCCAAACAAACATCATCGGTCATTTTTATATATAAATATATGAATATTTTTATATCTATGATGGAAACGAAGACATTAGCAATCACGGACAAGACGTTTATTCAAAAACGAACAGGTGTTCCGCAAAAGAGAGAAGTCATTAAGAAATGGAAATATATTGAAGACCGCGATTACTCACACGAAGAACAGTTGGAATTATTGAAACTTTCTCTCGTTTCTCTCTCAAACATTGGAACGGAAATCCACCGACAAATCAAAATGAAGTTGTCTTCTTATAAGGGACAAGACCATAAACATTATTTATCAGAGAAGACTGAACATAAACACAAATCGTTTCATTCTGTGTCAAAGGAAGGCACCGAAAAAGAATGCGTGGCCACAATAGACTATATATCGTTTGAAGATACGTGTCAATTATTATTGAGTTCAGAACTCAAATGCTACTATTGTAGCGAACCGGTGAATATTATTTATCGGTATATGAGAGATGAACGACAATGGACTTTAGACCGCATCAATAATCAAGGCGACCACACAAAAGAAAACTGCGTCATTTGTTGTTTAAAATGTAATCTGGAACGACGGCGTTTAGATAATTCGCGATTTTATATTGGGAAACGAATTCAATATAAAAAAGCGTAGTCCAATAAAGGATAAATTATTTATTTACTATAAATATGCAATTCTATGTATGGAGCAACGGACAACAACCCGAACGAACCTCGTGTATTGGAATTCAAAAGAGACGAGTTCAATACGTTAGTATAGAGGGATATCGCGATGGATACGAATATTATACACATTCAGGAGAATATATATCGTATATTCCCGTCAGTAATGCGGTCATACCTCCGTCCAAATTAGGGGACGAATTGGACGGATTTAGTGATGAAAAATATGAAGTTCATCAAGTTGCCGAACAGCAGTTTATCACAAACGAGTTCAAAGATGATTCCAAAAAGGCGGACATTTATCTGAGACTTCCACAAGAACCTCTAATTACAGACATTTCTGCGCCGGAATATAAAGTGACGAATAAGAGAGAAGAGAATATGTCGCGAATGACCGACCGCGAATTGATGCCACAGCATACTGTTAGTCCATATTATGCTTTGAAAACAAATGAAGAACGTATTATATTAGAAGAACAATTTATGAGACCAAAAGACACTAATTAATATTCGCATTATGTATATGAAAACTAAAAAAGGCGGACGCTTTTATGGAAAAGGGGCATACGGTGCGGCAGTCGGAAATCCGCGTTTCCCTTGCTTTGATGAAAATGTGGAAGATATTGAAGAAAATGATGAAGTCGGAAAAGTCCTCGTAAATGAAAGCAAGTATAATGAAGAAGTTGCGATTTTACAGCGATTTCAAGAGGTTCTCTCTACAACTATCATTCAAAAACTGCGCAAATACTTTGTTCTTCCAATCAAATTCTGTAAATTAGACAAATATCATATAGATAGAATACCTGTATTCAAAACGGATGAATGGAATCAAGACAAACACGGCGAAATTCCTTATGATTTTGGATATCGCGCATCACAGAACGACTTCACATTTGATGGTTCGCCTATGAGAGAAATGTATCAAATCATTTATCCACGCGGAGAACAGGACTTATTTGATGACATTCAAATGGTATATACAAATACACGCCGAGAACACGCGCTCGCAGTATTGAAAAATATCGGCAATCTTTTCACTGGTTTACAACTTCTTCATAAACAAGATATGGTCCATATGGATATCAAAGTAGAAAATGCGATTTCTATTGAAGGCACATATAAGTTCATTGACCTCGCACAATGTACGCAAATTACGAGAGACCAACCATTAAATAATCGCGGATTTTTGAATTTGTTGGATTGGATTAAACGACAGATTTATTATTTTGGATGGTCTTCTCTCACAATATTCGCTGAAGCATATATTTCTGGGAAAGTCGCCATTGACTATCGGACATTTTTTATGAACCACTTATTAACCACAAATATAGAGGGTGTTTCTCATCTTATGGGAGGATTTCAAATGATTGAAGAAATTATACGAGAACGCCGATTTGGAATGGATGATGAGACGGCAAATATGCTCTATACGAAATACATTGGAATTGTTATGGTTCGCTTCTTTGGTATGACTGGACGAAGAACACCGGAAATTACAACAATTTCTTTGGATACCATCAAAGAGAATATTATGTATATCAAATCACGTGTTTATGAAAATGTAGAACACTTTGAGAGCGATGAAGCACCTGAACACATTCGTTATATGACAGAGGACATTAAATTGTTCTTGAGAAATATCAATGAGTATTTTGAATTGCCGGAAAATAATGAACGATATCAACTCTTGCGAATGGATTATATTTTGAAATCGTCGGATTTATACGCAATTGGACGAATTCTTATAGACTATTTAGGGGCAATCCGTGCGGATATTGGAGAAAATGATATATTATTGGAGGTATTCACACACGCATTAAATATTATGTCTATAGAACAAGTGCCTAAAGATTGGACGAAATATAATAGAAAAACCCATTTTGACCATATTTATAATGATTTCACACAAATCTTTCGCAAAATTGTGCGTCCTAGAGTATCATCTCGCACTGTAGGAAAAACACAACGGAAAAGAACTTCACCTGCTAAAACCAGTAAAAGAAGACCGAGGAAATAATTTATCTCTTCATATCTATTTACGGGATAAAACCCGTCTTTATATTCTTTTTAGGAAAAAAGTTATTTCGGTGTTTTAGACTTAAAAAGAGACCACATTCTTATGCCAGATTTATACACCATTTAACAACACTCGGGGGTATACCCCCGTGACCCCCCGTGACCCCGTTGGGGTATAATATTTTTATAAAAATAAATGAAGAATATACATTGTATAATTTTCATATACTCATATAGGAGTATATAAACCCGCATATATGAATCATTGTTGAGTTTTGTATAATTTAGGTAAGAGAGAACAAGAGAGAACAAGAGAGAACAAGAGAGAACAAG